TTATGCTTTAGGTGCTGGTGCAGCAATCACAACAGGTTATCATAATGTAATTGTTGGTAATGATGCAGCTGGTACAATGACAGAAGGTCATAACAATACAGTGGTTGGAACAGAGGCTTTAAAAGTAAATACAACAGGTTCAGACAATGTAGCTATTGGAACTAAAGCTCTATGCACAGCAACAACATCAAGTAGTAATGTGGCTGTTGGTAGAGAATCAATGAAACTTACTACAACAGGTACAGCAAACGTAGCAGTTGGAACTGATTCTATGCAAGCAACTACTACAGGTGGTAGTAACACAGCAGTTGGTAAAGATAGTTTAAAAGCTAACACAACAGCTAATTATAATACAGCCATTGGAACCGAAGCTTTAAAAGCTCAAACAACAGGTATTAGCAATACTGCAGTTGGTTACTATTCTTTAGTAGCTTCAACAACAGGTGCTTGTAATGTAGCAGTTGGAGTACAAGCTGGTGATAGTATAACCGGTGGTTTTGCAAATACACTTATAGGTTCTTTTGCAGGTAAAAATATAGTAGCAGGTGGAGGAAATTTAGTTTTAGGTAGTACTAAACCTGATGGTGTTTATTCGCCTCCTCATGATACAACTGGTAGTGAAAATAATAGAATAGTTTTAGGAAGCACTACATCAACTAATGCTTATATAAAAATAGATTGGACAGTAACTTCTGATTTAAGAGATAAAACAAACATTGAAGATGTGCCTCATGGATTAAACTTTATTAATCAAATAACACCTATTAAATACAATTTCAAAACTTCAAGAGAAGACGATACTCCTAATGGAAATAAAAAATATGGTTTTTCTGCACAAGAAATTTTAGAATTAGAAGGTGAAAATCCTATTATTGTAGATAACGAAGATACGGATAATTTAAAAATAACTAATACTCATTTAGTACCAGTATTAGTCAATGCAATTAAAGAATTAAAAGCAGAAATAGACGAATTGAAAAAGGGGTAAGCTATGAGTTTAGGATTTGATGCAATATCCGCGTTACCTTTTGCTGCCACAGGATTAGATAATAATGTAAATGTAAATGTATCAGCTAACCAATTAACTATTACAATTGGTAGTGTAGGTATTATTGCAGATTCAATCGTAGAAAATTTAACTGGAAATCAAGTTACATTAGGTACAGGTACTTTAAGTATTACTGGTACAGCTAATGTTGGTCCTCTTACAGGATCTCAAGTATCACTAGGTTTAGGAACTGTTGTAATTACAGCAGATGCTAATACATCTGTAACCGGAAACGCATTGACGTTAGCGACAGGAAATGTTACAATAACAGGTACTGCGAATGTACTTCCAACAGGTTCTAGTTTAACTGTAAGTAGTGGGGAACCAGGAGTAATTACGTGGAACGATATAATACCAGGAGCAAACATGGTTTGGACACCAATAAAACCTTATTAATATGGCATCAACTTTTTCAACAGATTTATCATTAGAACTAGTCACTACAGGTGAAAAGGCTGGTCTATGGGGAACAATTACTAATACTAATTTACAATTATTACAAACCGCAGCGTCGGGTTATGCAGAAGTAACTTTAAGCTCGGGTACTACTACATTAAGTTTGGCCGACGGATCGGCGAGCGCGAATGGTAAAAACCTTTACATTAAACTTACTGGTACTTTGTCTGGCAATGCTAGTTTAGCAATGCCTGCATCTACAACAGGTGGAAATGCAAACAGAGTATTTTTTGTAGAAGACGGAACTACTAGAGGTGGTGCTGGTGATAGTTATACAGTAACTTTACTTACAACAGGTCAAAGTGCAGGTACACAAGTACCTCTTCCCGAAGGTGCAAAAGTCTTAGTTTATTCTAGAGGTAGCGTTCCTGCTACTACATTATCAATGATGGAAAAAGGGTTTACTACAGTAACTGCAGCTAGCAAAACTTCATACACAGCAGTGGCTGGAGATCAAATTGGAGTGGACACAGTTGCTAACCAAGTAACCATAACACTACCAGCATCACCTGCGATAGGTGATGAAGTAACTATAATGGATGTATCGGCATCAAATGGTTTTGCAACAAACAAATGTATTGTAGGTAGAAACGGATCAAATATTCAAGGTGGTACATCTGATTTAGATTTAACTGCAAACAATCAATGTGTAACTTTAATATTTACTACTGCCACAAAAGGCTGGCAAATAAAAACTAACAGTACATCATAGGAGTAAAGGATGCTTACGAAAATTAAGTTTGCTCCTGGTATAGACAAGCAAGACACTGCTGTTGGGGCCGAAGGCCGTTGGGTTGATTCTGATAATGTAAGATTTAGATATGGTCTTCCAGAAAAAGTAGGAGGATGGCAATCATTACTTAACGAATCTATTGTTGGTGTTGCTAGAAAACAACACGCATTTGTAGATAAAGAAGGTAATAGATACGTTGCAATAGGAACAGATAAGTTTTTACTTATTTATTTTGAAGGACAATTACATGATGTTACTCCCATAAAATCTACACTTTCAAGTGTTGTAATGTCCGCACAAGATGCAACACAAGAAGTATCTCTAACATTTTCTTCAGCACATAATTTACAGTCCGGTGATATTATTTTATTAGATAATGTGACTGTGCCTTCTGGTATTGGTTTAACTGATGCTGCATTTGAAGATAAACTATTTCAAGTAACAAGAGTTACATCAAACTTAATTGCAATTGTAACAGGAACACAAACTACAACCGGAGCTGCAGGTGGGGGAGCGTGTGATGTAATTCCTTATGAACCAGTTGGTCCTGCTGCACAATCTTATGGTTATGGTTGGGGTATTGGTCAATATGGTGGAACTGTACAAGGATCTGTTACAACAACTTTAAATGGTGCTTTACTTGCGGATACTAATGGTACTGGTGGATCGGGGACCGTTATTAATGTTACATCAAACTCTGGTTTTCCAACAGCAGGAACTATAGCAGTTGGTGATGAATTAATTACATACACTGGAAAAGGTACAAATACTTTAACAGGTATTACTAGAGGTGCTTTTGGAACTGCAACTACGGGCACATCAAATGGTCAAGCTCATTCAAATGGCGCAACAGTTACTGATGCTACTGAATGGGGAGGATGGGGTGATGCAGTTGATGCAGGTACAATTACACTAGAACCAGGACTTTGGTCTTTAAGTAATTTTGGTGATGTATTAGTTGCAACTATTGCAAATGGTAAAACTTTTACATGGAACTCTGACATCGCAGCACGATTAACAACAAGAGCATCTACATCAACTTCTAGTTTTGAAACTACAAATAATCCAACAGCAACAAGAGTAACTTTAATTTCACCTACAACACGTCACTTAATTCATCTTGGAACTGAAACAACTATTGGAGATCCAACTACACAAGATGATATGTTTATAAGATTTTCTACAAATGAAAAAATAAATGAATACACACCAGAAGCAACTAACACTGCAGGTACACAAAGATTACAAGATGGTACAAAAATTATGGGAGGTTTGGTTGCAAAAGAAAATATTTTAGTTTGGACTGATAATGCATTATACACAATGAAATTTGTAGGTGCACCATTTACATTTGGATTTGAACAAGTTGGTACTAACTGTGGATTAATTGGTAAGAATGCAGCTATTGAGATTGATGGTGTTGCATATTGGATGGGTAACAATGGTTTCTTTTCTTTTGATGGTACAGTAAATACACTACCTTGTAGTGTTGAAGATTATATTTATGATGATGTAGATACAACAAAAGGCCAACAAGTATGCGCAGGTATCAATAACCTATTTACAGAAGTTGTTTGGTGGTATCCAACAGCTGGTTCTGAATTTAATAATAGATATGTAGTTTATAATTACGGTCAAAATAATGCACAGTTACCCATGGGTAATTGGTATACAGGAACAAATACTAATTCAATTAGAACAACTTGGATTGATTCATTAGTATATCCAAAACCTTATGCTACAGCATATAATAGTTCAAGTAATGGTAGTTTTCCTGAAGTTATAGGCCAAGATGGTTTAGGTCAAAGTGTATTGTTTGAACACGAGTCGGGGACCGATCAAATTAATCCAGATGGAAGCACTACTACTTTAACTTCTTTTATAGAGTCTTTTAGCTTTTCTTTACAAAAAGATCAAAGTGAAGTATTTCTAGCTATGAGAAGATTTTTACCAAACTTTAAAGTATTACTAGGTAATAACCAAGTAACTATATCAGTAAAAGATTTTCCTGCAGATGATTCTTCTGCAAGTGCATTAAGTCCTTTTACTATTACATCAACTACAACAAAAGTTGACACTAGGGCTAGAGGACGTTATGCAAGTATTAAAATAGAAAATACAGGAGCCGGCGAATCGTGGAGATTTGGAACATTTCAAGTTGATTTACAACCTGATGGAAGGAGAGGATAATGACAAAAGTAGTAGTAAGATTACCAGAACCTAAAAAAGAATACAGTGAAGATAACCAAAGACAAATTAACAAAGCACTAACTAATATTATTGAACAATTAAACTCAACATATCTAACACAACAAAAAGAAGATCAGGAAAGATTTACCTGGTTAGGATTAGGATAATGGCAAATATATATAAGAACGAAAAAACAAGTTTAACTAATACAGATCTTACAGCACTTTATACAGTGCCATCAAATTCAAGAGCTATTGTTAAATCTTTATTAGTAGCTGAAGATGCAGCTGGTGCAGCAGTTGTTAAAGTTACTTTAGTTAATGCAGCGTCAGCTATTTTTATTGTAGATAATAATGTTAGTTTAAGTGCTAATGAAAAAGAACAAGTATTGACTGAACCTTTAATTATGACAGAAAGCGAAATATTAAAAGTTCAAGCAACTAGCGGTGCGGTAGATGTAATTGCATCAATATTAGAAATAAACAGGGAGGACAGATAATGTCATTTGTAGAACAAGAAGAATCGTTTGAGAAACAAATTATTGATGGCGTTGAAGTAACAGTGTACAAACCTAGAGTCGAAATTACTGTGAAACATATGACAACAGGCCAAGAATATGGATCAGACGAAGAAGCAAGACAAGATATAGATGACCCTAATACAGACACTAAAGAAGAAGATATATCTAGAAGTGTTCATATTAAGGTACAAAGCATACCATTAGGTGGCAAAACTAATATATTTTAAGGACGTTGACGAATGGTTAAAAACCTAGTAAATTGTGTGATACTCGCCTATTTACAAGTGTTGCGTACTTGCTTTAACATTAACAATATAAAAAA